CCGAAACCTCGCCACAGATACCCCTTCCTTCTGGATGTCCATCGCATTGCCATCAAAAGCTGTGGGCAGGTTGACGCCAATCCCTGTGCCCGCCGTGTCCCATCCCGTGGATGTGGTTCCAGCCGGTTCAATTAGGGCCAACGGCTTAGTCGTGGTGGTATTCCCCCCAGAGAACACTGAGCCAGTTAGAGCCATCGCAGGGGTGGATGCGGCACCATCGGCGGCGAAGGCGTTGGGGACATTGCGTAGAGCCAAGTTGTCCGAAGCAATTCCTTCGTCTTTGATAAGTTTACCAGTAACCCCGTCGAACAGGGCCACATCTCCATCAGTAGAATTGGCTGGTCCAACGACATTGCCTGATCCTCCACCACCCCCTCCTCCGGCTGTGACATTCCCCAACGCCACCAAGATGGCCTTCAGCACCTGCGAATCATCGAGGTTGGGCAGCGGAGCAGTCATGCCCAGTTTGGACATGGCGCTGGAAATCTTGGCGTCTGAGGCAATCTGGGACATAGGGAAATTAAGAGATCAGGTTGGCTGCAATGACGAGGATCTGTTTGAGAATCTGTGAATCGTCATTGGCGATGTTCTCACCGCCAAGGGCTGCCACTGTGGCAGCAATGGCAGCGGGGGAGTAAGGAATTGTGACCATGACAGATTAGCCTCGCAGCCCTCCTGCTTTGACAGCCTGGCGCAGGGTTTCCTCGGCCATGGCGTCGCTCTCATCGGAGTCTTCTGAGGCACCCTTGGTCGGCTGCCCGTCGAACGATTCAAACATGAGACGCCCATCCTTGACCTTGGCCTTGGTGATGATCTCGAATGTGTCGCCGTCCTTGGTGCCTTCTGGGGGCTGGAAACCCTCGGGGAGTGGGATGCTCATGGCTTCGGCGGCCTCGGCACCGGGAGTTTCCATTTCCATGGCCTTCTCTTCGGCGCTCTCGGGCTCGTCGCCTTCCATGGTTTCCTCTTCGGCTGGCATGGCTTCTTCGTCTTCCTCTTCGGCCATCTCTGGGAATTTCATTTTCATAATCAGAAAGAATTGAGTGTTTGCAAAGCGAGCCCGTCACAGAGTGGTCTGCAAACGGGCTCGCGCAAGTGTTTTACCTGTCAGGAGTTTTGATCAATAGCTGGGGCAGGTGTTGCCGACCGTGGCAGGGCAGCGGAGCACCATGATGGCGAAGGCGTACTGGCTGTTCACCGTGGGCTTGAAGGCAGCCATGAGGTCAGCAGCGTAAACACCGATGGAGTTGAACAGGTTGGTCTCCTTGTTCGGGATGTTGGCCCAGATGACATCGCCGTTGTAGTTGACGGCTTTGAAGCTGGTGCCAGCACCGAGGGAACTCTTCGGCTTCGGCGTCTGACGGATGACGGCCTTCGGATTCCAGATGTACATGACCTCATAGAGGGCACTGTCGTAGTCAGGATTGACGATCTGGCTTGGGCCACCGATGGACGAAGGGCCGTCAATGTAATAAGGCACCTGAACATAAGTACCACCCACGAAGTTGTAGCGGGGCATACGGTAGTCGATGCAGTGCATGTAGCCACCATAGGCACGGTCAATGCCCCAGCTTTGGAGCAGCATCGCGCCGGAGTCCTTGCCCATCTGAGCGAAGCGGATGTCCTGACGGACAGCCGCGTCATTCTGGATGATGTTCTGGCTGGCCTCAGCGGAACAGATCAGGGTGAGCTGGGCTGCACCATTACTGAACGCATAGGGCTTCACACCGCCACCGTCCTGCATGATACGGTTGTAGAGCTTGTAGAGCAGGCTCTGGCTCGCAATGTAGGTGGCCGGGGTGTTGGTGAACGCGGTGCCGGTGGTGATGGTAGCTGAGCTGTTGAAGACCACCTTGTTGGCCCAATACTGAAACCAGTACTTGGAACGGTCTTCCCAGAGATCGGTGATGTTGCCGACGAAGTTCTGCTTGGTCTGAGTGACCTGTTCTTCCCATTCATAGGAGAACCGGCCATCGGTAAGACAGATGTCCGAGGACATGACCTGGTTCTGCTCGACGTAGTAGTTCTGGATGAGACGAGCGGGAGTGACAACACCGGGGGTGAGTTGACAGTTGTTCGTGGGCTGGTCAGGAGACTGCACACGGGTCCAGCCGGAGCCACCGGCAATGCCAGAGCGCAGCGTGCTCACAGTGGACGGGTTGTAACCGATGCCGTCAGGGAAGTTTTGCTTCTCCATGAGCATCGAGACACGACCAGTCTCACGCATTTTCTGATAGACTTGACCCTCAAGACGGGATGCGTCTGAGGCGAAGATTTGACCGATGGTAGCCATAAAGGTGGGTGATGAAGGGGATGGTGTGGAAACCTCTCGTTCACAGTCGGGGCGTTATGCTCGGGCGTGACAAGAGACATGCCTCTGCGGTGCAGAAGCCTCTAACACGACCGGTGAGCAGCCGACCAAACCCTTGCGGGTTCCTTTAGGCTCATTGTCGCTTTCTCCACTGGTGAGTCACGCCAGTCCGGTAAGCACGGAATTTAAACTCGGGGTGATGTTATGAAAAAACCCACTCCTTCGCAAGAGTGGGTTTTATAGTTGACGGGTTATGTAATGTCAGATCAACGACGGCGGAAGTCATCAGCCATACGGACCTTCTTGAAGAAGTCGTCCTCATCAGTGATGGCGTTCGGGTCATCATCCTCAGTGCTGCTGGTCTGCTTGGCCCCTGGGCGGGCGTTTGTGAGGCTGGCCACGGTCTTCTTCAGTTCAGCCACGGTCTTTCTCTCGGCAATCAGGGCCTTCGTGACGACTGCGGCCACCTCAAGCCCGTGGGCCTGCATGGCCCGCTCCTCGGGGTCGTCAGAGATTTGTGCGTTGTCCAGCGAGTCCAAGAACTCCTTGCGCTCGGCTTCGGGCATACCCTTGATGATGGGGGCAATCTTCTTCTCCATCACTGATTTGCTGGCTGCCACGGCCTTCTGCCATGTCTGCTGCTGCTCGTAGGTCTGCTCGGTGCTGGCCTTCTCGGACTTGGCCTCGTGGGCTGCCCTGAGTTGGGCCGCGTTGGACTTCATCTGGCTGCCCTTGAGCCAGCCTTCGTGCAACTGGTCAGCCTGCTTGTAGAGGGATGCCTTGATGGCGGATGGCACGTTGTCAGCGTCATCAATGAGCTTGTCGATGGCCACCTGACGCTTCCAGTCGGTGATCTCACGCATGGCCTCGAACATCTTGTCAGGGTCGAGCTTGAACTCATTGCAGATTTCGGTGATCCCTGTTTCGGCCTTGGCCAGCTTGGCGGTGACATTTTCCTTGTACTCTTTGGTACGTTCCACCTCGAAGATGGCCTCGCGCTCCCGGTGCTTCTCCAGCTCGGCCTGCACTTCTTTGGAGATGGGGTTCTTGCGCAGATCCTCCATCTCTTTCTTCAATGTTGCCACGGTCTTGTCGAGTTCCTTGGCACGTTTTTCCTCTTTGCGGAGCTGGTTCCAACGGGTCAGTTGCTTCTCACCTTCTTCACCCTCCTTTTTGCCTTCAGGTGGGAGTTCGTCTTCAGCATTCTCAGCTTCAGCTTCCTCCGGCTCAGGTTCCTCTGTGACCTCGGCCAATTTGTCCACCTTCTTGGCGGCCTTCTCAGCCACGGCAGCCTTGGGGTCAGGCTTCTTGGCAACCTTGGCCGCTGGGTCAGCAGTGGCAGCAGCCTTCTTCTGGATGTTGGCTGGATGGTCCTCAGCCGCCTTGATCTGATCAAAGAAACTGGATTCTCCTCCATCCCCACCGGTATCAGTAGCGCCGGGGGCGGCTTCAGCGGAGGAGGCTTCTTGACGGAGGACATTATGCAGGTGCATGGTGTTTAGCATTTGGGTTGTTCACGGAACTGGGGTGGGACGGTGTGATCGTAAGCCTTGGACAACAGACTGTTGTCAGTCTCACCGGCCACAACGGGCTTGGTCAGCATCTCAAGATCAATGAACCCTTGGTTCACACCACTCATGAGCATGTAACGACGGCCAAACACAATGTCAGCCAGTGCGGAGACCTCCTGCGGGTTCGGCGGCTTGGGGACCGCCGCCCCTTTGATAATGCTGATGGCCAGTTGCATCACTGGGTCTGCCAGCAGCTCGGCCAGCTTGTCACGGTACTCGGGTTTCTGCCTGAAGGCTTGGGTTTCTTCTGTCATAATGTCATGCTGCTTTCTGGGTGGTGGCTTGGCTCAATTCTTGGGCTCTCTTGGCATCGCCATACGCGAGATCCTGCTGCTTTTTCTTCAGGTCGAGATCATTCTTCTGAGCCTCGTAGCCCAACTGCTGGCGCTTGGCCATGATGTCGAGCTTGGCACCGGCATCCACGGACTGCATCAGCACCGCGAGCGGTGTTTGCTCAGAATCCCCGGTAGCGGTTTCAGGGTTCTCCTGTGCCCGCTGGGCCTCGGCTGCGAGCTTCTTCTCACCGTTGACCACCACTTCTTCAATCTGGGACAAGGCTTCCTTGAAGGGCTTGTACAGCGGGTTCTTCTGGTCGATGTAAGCCATGTGCTCGGTGGTGTGACGCCAGATGGGACCGAGCAACTGGATGGCCGGGGCGAACTCCATCTGCTGGTTGGCCAGAGCCCCGTTGATCTCGGCCAGCTTGGACAGATGGGTGGCCACATGGACCGTGTGGTCTTGGTTCGGCTCAATGGTGGCTGGCTGGCCCAGTGACATGAGAGCGTTCTCCATGTTGGCGATCTGCACGTCCACGGGTGGCCGGGTGCCGGGTTCCGGTGGGACGAGCAAGTTGGCGAAACTGGTCCCTGCCAGCGAGGCCGTGTATTGGCGAAGGAGAATTTGTTGCCCCTTGGGATCATAACTGCCAATGTTCGGCATGAGCTGGCTGAACACCGCACGACGTTCTTGGGCGGACCCTTTGCCGACACCCCGGTTGATCTCGATGGCGTCAACATCCACGTTGTAGATGGCTTCGATGGGCACACCGCGTTCCAGACACCGTTTGCGCATCTTAAAAGCTTCCGCCCCACCTGGATGAGAAGCTGACAGATCACGGCTACACACACGACGGACAATCTCTTTGAAGTCGTTGAGCCAAGACAGGAAGTACAAGTCCATCCCTGCTGTGGTCAGTTGGCCGTCAATGGCGGCTTCGGTCTTGACTTCTTCAGCGGTTCTTGGGGTGGCCCCGCCCGTGTAGCGTTGAGAGCCCCCGGCCTGCCGAGACCGCATGCCAAAAATGCCTTTGATCTCTTGGATCATGGGGATCAGGTTCTGCTGGAAAGGCACATGCTCAATTTCAACGAACTCGGCCTGCGATGAGATCAGGTTGTACGGACCTGCCGGACGGATCAGGGTGTCAATCAAAGCATCCTCATCAGTGGCCTTGATGTGAGGAGTGGACGACCAGTTGGCCATATCCACGGCCTTGCAGGTCATCAGGTTCAAATAAAGACTGCTGTTAAAACCCCGCCAAGCGTTGCCTCGGATGGAGTAAAAATCACCGTTGGACCCAACCCCATCGGTATAGGCGGTCACGAACTCACTCATGCTGCCATACATGCCCTCGCATTTGTAGAGGAAATCACCTTCGCCGTCGTAGCGCCCAATGACGTGGGAAATCGAGCCGTCCATCTCACGGACCCAGCCGTGAACGAGATCCACGGTGATAGCACCGGCCCCGCTGAAGTAATCCTGATCTTTGACAGTCTCTTGCAAGGTCTCGGGGTTCGACGTGTCAATGGCTGTCGGCTGGGCCGTCTCTTCAATAGCTGACTTGACCGCTTCCACGTTCCAACCGGCCAATTCTGCTGCCACGGGGTCTTTGATTTTCTTTTGCAGTTCGACCGGGGACATGTAAACCCGAGCACAGAAGAAATCTTGGTCTTCAATGGTGGCCTCGGTGCGCCGGGGAACCTTGAGCCATTGAAGGGATGTCACTTTGAACCGCCAGTCGAACTTGTCCTCCCGATAAGTGAAGGCCACACCGAACATGGTGAAAAGGTGGACACACAGCAGCCGGTTGTACGTGAACTTCGGCCAGTTGCGGATCATGCGGGAAATCTCCTCTGCGATGATCGGTGCCCACTGCTGCCGGGTGAGTTCGTCTGCAAACCCTGCTCGGAGTGGTGTGGTGCCGAACACGTCGATGCTGTCAAAGACATCATTGTACGGTCGTTCGATGTCCTGCTGGGACTGGGATGCATACCCCCAGTTGGCGTTGGTGCGGCCCCCGAGACCGAGCAGCCGGTCCTGATCGGATGAGAATGGCGGGTCTCCGTCCACCTGGCTCTGCACCTTGGCCCGAGCACGGGAAGATCCGAGGTCAGATGTGAAGAGATACTGGTAGGCCCCTGAGAGCTGGGCCGGGTTCTTGATTCGCCCCCGCTCAATGATGTTGTCCTGCTCATCCAGCACGTCTGGAATGGAGCTTGCCATCGCTAAAGAGGAATTGGGGTTGTTGTCCATCTCGCAGTTTTAATGCAAATGCTTTGCTTTAGCAACCTAGTTGCGTTTATGTTGATCACAGGGTCGAGTAATGCAAACTGGTTGCATTAAGCATAACGTCAAGCTATCATTTTGACATTTCCAATGCCATCACCCGAAAAACCCAAATCCCGGCAGCAGCGTTGGCAGGAGAAACAGCTCACCTTGAGACGGTGCTCCGTGTGTGGGAACCCCACGGAGAACAACTCCCCGCTCTGCCCTGAGCACCGGCAGGCTGCCAATGAACGGCTGCGGGCTCGCCGGGGTGCCATCAAACGTTACACCACCTTGGACCAGTGGAAGGCCGTGGACTGGACAAAACCGATTGATGTGATCGCTGCTGAGTTCGGGGTGCGGCCCAGCACCGCCCGCTGGAGAAAGAGATCACTGAAAAACCTATGAGCGCAGCCGACAATCTCAAAGTGGTGAAATACGGTCTCTCGTGGAACCCGGTGCGTGATCTCAATGGCAAACTGGTGCCCATTCCCAACTGGGCCATTGAGCGCAATATGCTCGTGCGATATGAGCAGTTCCAGAAAGAGAATCCCGGCCTCAAGATGCTGCCATGGGGTGAGCACTTCTGCCGGTTGGTGCGCTGCATTTTTGGTGACCCCAAGGGCATCTATTATTTCGAGTGGAACCCGAATGCGGTGAGGGTGATGAAGCATTTAAAATCTAAAAAAATCATATCCTTGGCGGGACACAAGAGTAGTGGAAAAACTGATATTATATCAATGATCGGTGTGATGATGTTTTGGCTCGACCCAGAAAATACCAAAGTGATTGTCACATCCACCACGGTCTCCGCAGCCCAGCAAAAGGTGTGGGGCAAGATCAAGTTGATCTGGCAGCACCTTTCCAAGTTCTTCGGGGGTGAAGAGAACCTGCCAGGCAAACTGATGGACTCTAAGAACACCATCCGTTATGAAGACAAAGGGGTGAAGCATGACCTGCGTGGCCTGACTCTTGTGGCTGGGGACAAGGGGAGCGCCAAAGAATCCGCAGACAAGATTCAGGGAACCAAGGCCCCCGTGTTCATCGTGGTGGGTGATGAGTTTGACACGCTTGAACACAGCCTCGTCAACACCATCTTCGGTAACTTGTCGGCCAATGCCGAGCTGTACCTGCTGGCAGCCTTCAACCCGACCAGCTACTATTCTCCCGGTGGTGTCATCTCCAAACCGGTCAACGGCTGGCACACAGTTGATGAAAACAGTTTGGAGTGGGAAACAGAAATCGAGCCGTTCGGCATCCGTGGATACTGCCTGCGGTATGACGGTGAAAAGTCACCCAACGTGGTGGCCGGGGTCGAACGCTGGAAGGGCCTTCTCACGCTCGAAAACATCAACCAGTTCGGTGGGCTCGGTTCCAAGACCCCCATCTATTATTCGCAGATCCGTGGCTGGTGGTCGGCCACTGGCAACGTGGACTCTATCTACTCCGAGGTTGAGATCATCAAATGGCGTGCTGACGCCAAGGTCAAGACCTGGATCAGTCCGCCCAAGATGGTGGCTGGCCTTGACCCCGCCTTCACTCATGGAGGTGACAGGGCAGTCCTCACCATCGGCAAGGTGGGTATGGCCCAGTCACCAGACACCGGGCTGGTGCAGAAAGTGTTTGAGGTGGTCAAGTTCTACATCCTCGACCTCGATATGACCAACACTTCCACATCCAAGAGTGAGTGGGTGGTGAAGCTCACCAAGAAGCATCTCGATGAGCATGGTGTGGACGTGCGTGATCTCGCGTTTGACGGCACCGGGGGTGGTGAGCCATTCGGCGCACTGATTGCCCGTGATCTTGGCAATGGTGCCCTTAACGTGGGGTTCGGTGGTAAAGCCTCAGACAGGCCTGTCTCCAAGAGTGACCCCAGACCGGGCAACAAACGCTTCCGCAACATGGTCAGCGAACTCTGGTATGTGGGGCGTGAGTTCATCCGCTCGGGCCAGCTCAAAGGGCTACAGCCTGACATTGTGACTGAGATGGTTGCGCGAACGTATGAAGAAGTCAGCGGTGTTGTGAAGGTGGAGAGCAAAGATGACATGAAGCTGCGTACCAAGAAGTCACCTGACATCGCAGATTCGTGCTTTTTGTGCCTTCACATGGCCCGCATGAAGCACGGTCTGAGCAGCACCGAGACCTCGGCCAAACGTGTGGTGGCTGCCAAGAGCAATGGGCTGTTCCCTGCTATTGATCTCAATGCCCGTGCGCCGCGTGAAACTGTGACGGTGCTCGGTGATGACGGGGGCTGGGGGTACGGGCTACGCTAAGATGGTGGCTCATTGGATATGGGATGCAGATCCGCCTCGCGCATCTCATCCACCTCCGCATCACTGAACACACGGCTGCCCCACGTCTTGCGCAGGCGGGCGCGGAAATCAGGCAGCGGCACGCTTTGCGGTTTGGGCGTGGTCGGGTTCTTGGCCTCTTCAAATGCCACATGAACCTTGTAAAACTCTTCAGTCATCTCCATGTCAATCGTCCTCCCCATCATCATTTTCTCGCAGAAACCGTGTCACTTTGCGCTCACGCTGCCTCTCGGTGTTGGCATCCCGGTGTCTCCTGCACAAGCCTGAGTCGTAGCCAGCTTCAGACGGCTGCCCGCAGTACGGGCACATGCCTTTTGCTCTCTGTGCAATCTGCCACCGGCGCTGCCGGGACAACGGTTTTTCATCTGCCATGTGGTAAATATGCTTGACGGTGGGGAGGCGTCAAGGTTAGATGTACAACATGGACGAAATGACCAAATCACACCCGGCCCGTCTGCGTGCTGGTGACTACGAATGGATCAAAGGTCAGGTACTTGATATTGGCTGCGGGCCGGACCCCATCAAAATCCCACCACCATCAACCGTTCGAGGCTGGGATATTGAAGACGGTGATGCCACACTTCTTGCAACGATTGAAGACAAGATGTTCGACGTGATTGTAAGCGCCCACTGCCTCGAACATCTCTCGGACCCCGAGATGGCCATTCGCAACTGGTCCCGAGTCCTTCGTGAAGGAGGCTTTTGCTATATTTTGGTTCCACTTTACAGTTGTTACGAGAAGTGGAATGATTTCAAGCACGGCTCCCCGAACCCGGCCAAGTTCAACCACGATCACAAGACCTCATGGGACATCCTAAACCTTGAAGTGCAGCCCAAGAGCCACCGTCATTTCGGTTACAAGGAAATCCGCCAGCTCGGCAAGCAGGCTGGCCTGACTCTGGTGGACCTGCGCACTGAGCTTGACGGCTACCAGTGGAACCGGTTCGATGACCGGGAGTTTGACCAGACCATGAACGGGGCCTTGGCCCAGTTGGCAATTATCTTTCAAAAACTGTGAACACCATCCCCGTCGTCATCCACCAAGCTCCGCATGAGGCCGAAGCCGTTCAACGGTTGGCCCGGTTCTGCCTCGAACTCGATGGCACCGTCATCCATGAGTTCCAACGGCTCGAAGAACCTGCTGGCATGGTTTACCCCGAGAACGCCAATGACTCGTTCCGCTGGGTGGCTGGCCTGATGAAAGGCAAACCCTTCATCTGGATTGAAGCCGACTGCGTGCCTCTCAAACCGGGGTGGGCTCAGGCTCTCACTGATGAGTATTACCGGCAGGGCAAGGAGTACCTTTACCCACTCCAGTTCAATCCGCCGCACGACGTGTTTGCGGGTATTGGCGTCCAGGGTCCAAACGCTTATGAGCACACCCCAGTCAGTGAAAAACACGTTGGGTTTGATGAGATCATTGTGCGCCAGCATCCCCACCTTATTGGCAGAACCGATCTGATCCGCCACAGCTACGGCACCTACGATGAGAAAGGCGATGTCACACTGCATGAGTTCCCGCGTGATCTGGCTGTCGTTGGAGACAAGGCCGTGCTGTTCCACAAGGACAAGAAGCAAGGACTGATGAACATCGTGCTGCCGGGGAAAGGGTTTGAGGTATGAAACGACTTTGGAAAACCTTCTTGGCTTTCATGCACTGGTCAGACTCGGCTGTCTGTGAAATGTCTGTGGGTGAGAAGGATTACCACGACTACCAAGATTCTGAAGACGGCATGCCCTTTCACATGTGCAACATGCCATGCAGACGCTGCGGAAAACTTTTCACAATATGAGCACACAACAAGGATGGATTGGTGTCGATCTCGACGGAACGTTGGCCGAGTACAGCGGCTGGCAAGGCATTGAACACATTGGGCTGCCCATTCAACCAATGGTTGACCGAGTGAAGCTCTGGCTCAACGAAAGGCGAGATGTCCGCATTTTCACTGCCCGAGCTTTTCGCATGCTCTACCCTGTGGGCACCCCAGAGCATACAGAGTCTGTGCTCGTCATTGAGACCATCCACCAGTGGCTTGAGTCCGTGGGCCTTCCAAGGCTGACAGTCACCTGCTTCAAAGATTTTGGGATGGTCGAACTCTGGGATGATCGGTGTGTTCAGGTCATCCCAAACACTGGCCTTCGTGCTGACGGAAAATGAAACCCCTCTTCATCAAGTTCACCCTGTTCGTTCTCCGGCTTGCCCTGCGGCTCGATGGCTGGACGGACAAGCCCCGGCCTGCTGGCTACAAGCCCAATCCTGATCTGCCATTCTGGCGATACCGGCCAAATTGCCCTGGTGTGCCTCCATCCATTGAGTCCGGCAACCTGGCTCACGCCTGCAACAAATCACTTTTTAACCGGCCATGAGCAAACCCGTCAATGTCAGAGAGACCCGAATCTCGGTCCCCGGTGTTCTCCGTTGCTGCTTGGCCACGGTTGCCCTTGAACACATGACCGGGGACCACTTGGTCTCTGAAGGTGCCAAGTCCGCGTGTGCCCATTGCAAGAACCCTTTCACACTCAGGAAGCCAATCAAAGGCAATATGGTGTGGTTCCCTGACGAGTTTGAATTTGACCCTGAAAACTGCTAAAATATGAGTCTTTCCGTCAGCACCATCGGGGATCTGGGCGACGCTATTTTTCTCCTCGGAGTGATCCGTCAGGTCCCTGATGGCCCACACACGCTCTGTCTGCGCTACGGCAACAGCACCAAATACCGCACTCCACAGGACATCCAGAGGCTCTATGACCTCATCGCTCCTCTCGCTGTCAAGCAGTCATACATTGCCGATGTGAAGATCATTGAGTCCACCACTCCTGTGGACTGGGCCAGCGAACGGTTCCGTGACAATGGTCTGTTCTTCGCCCCCGGCGAGTCCCTGATGCAGGCCCACTTGAACAACCTCATCAGGGTCCATGGGATTGGCCGTGACTTCTCACTCGATGAGCCGTGGCTGGAGGTCACACCGTCACCCCTCACCAAGGGAAGAATCGTTATCAACCGCACTGAGCGGTACCGAAATGACTTCTTCTCATGGTCTGATGTGGTCCGGCACTATGGAGACCGGCTCTTGTTCATTGGACTGCCCCATGAGCACCATCAGTTCTGCGCTCAGTTCGGCAACATCGAGTTCACCCCCACCAGCAACATGTTGGAGACGGCAGAACTCATCGCCGGGTCTGAACTCTTCATTGGCAACCAGTCTTGTGCCAATGCCATCAATGAAGGGCTCAAGCACCGGTCAATCCAGGAAACCTGCCTGTGGATACCGGACTGCGTGTTCGGACGCGCCAATGGTGTGTTCTGTGGCTTTGGCGACTGCCTGCTGCCGGACATCGGCGGTTCCGGCGAGCACCAGATGAAGTTCACCCTCGACGTGAAGGACATCAACCCGTCAGTCGTGCCCCCCGGTGGCTGGCAGTTCCCCGGTGAACCCACCCAGCAGCACATTGAAGCCGCTGCCTCAGTGCTGTCACGGAATCAGCGCGAGAGATTCCCGACAGTCGTGGAGGCCCGTGCTGCCGTGCTGCGGCACAACTTTGAGCGTGTGCCTTCCTTTTTCAGTAACATTGACATGGGCGGTTCCAAGTATAAACTCGCCATGCAAAACGCCGGACAGAAAATATGAACCGCCGATCCATCTTCAAACTCATTGCCGGGGCTGCATGTGCTGCGGCCATGGAGATCACCGGGGCCAGACAGCCCCTTTTCCAAATTGCGGGTGTTGATCCTACTTTTACACCCGATGGAGTCCGCGCTAAAATCACCATTTTTAAAACATACATCCAAGAAAAAACTTTGGAGAATGGTGCTATCATTTTCCAATTCTCTGATGAGGAAGGCCTTCGTTGGGGGCCTATTTTCAATAGCCAAAAAGAAGCCTCTGATGCTTTTCTCCAAACAGGATTTTCAACCATGAAGAGACAGCCGGAAACTGCTTGGAAAGACAACCCTCTCAGCCAACTCCCTAAACGGGCACCACAGAGTCTCGTTTTCGCCAACACGTCAGCACCATATAAAATCCAAGCATGAAACTCGTCATCCCCGTCTCCCGTCACGACATCAACGCGCTCCCGAACCTCATCGACACCCTGATTCACTTCGGTGGTCTCTCCGAGCACAACTGTTTCTTCTTCTCCACCCCCTCGGTGCTCTCACAGGTGCATGGGCAAGCCGAACGGTTGAAACCTCTCATGGCTGATGTGGATGTGGTCCAGTCTCTCTATGAGCCTGAATACGGTATGCCCATGGACGGCGGCATCCTGTTCTTCGGCGCTGTATTCAATCTGGGCAGGACTCAGAACCCAGACCCGTTCCTGTGGCTGGAGGTGGACTCGTCCCCGCTGGTGTCCGGCTGGCTCGATCTCATCCAGAACGACTACCGGGCCAAGGGCATGCCTTGCTACGGTAATATCGTCCCACTGCCTTTCAACGTGAACGGCCAGTTGGTGTACAAGCCCAACGAGGAATACATGATGGCTGTCGGTGTGTACCCACCATACATGCACAAGGATGAGGCCATTCGTCCGCTCATCCAGGATCTGGGCAACCCGCCATCGAGCAACCCCAAGGAAAACTTTGACACTTACATCCGTGGTGGCATCAAGACCGTGGGGTGGACCAATAGCGAACTCATCGCGGACATGTGGAATACCCATGATTATCAGATGACCCCAGAGGGCATCACATGTGTGCCAATGCCCACAGACAAACTGGTACGCCATCGTGGGGGTCTGGCGCCTGCCACGGCGGTGCTGGTGCATGGCTGCAAGGACAACTCCCTGCGCACGCTGGTGACGGCTGGCGGGAAGAAGGGCAAACCAGTGGTTGTGGTGAAGCCGGTGGAAGAACCTTTGAAGCCTGAGCCGAAACCCGAGAAGAGCTTCCTGTCCTCCCAGATTGAGATGAAACTGGCCCGTGGGTCTTACCGTCTCACCGATCTGGCCAAGGACGTGGGGTTCGTGGGCAATGACCTGAGCCCGCTGAAGGCCGATGTCCTCGCTGCCGGGTTCAAGGTGGCTGGGCCTGGGTGGATCACGATGAAAGAAGCACCTGTGAAAGCACCTGTTGAGGTGGCGGAAGAAGACCCGTTAAGCTGATGAAACCTGACTCTTATTCCCGGTGGTATTGGTACAACCTCGATCTCAGACAGGTTGAGAGTAAAATACCCGGCTGGCGATACATCAAACAACATCCGGCTTCTTCCAGCACCACTCGGGAAACTCCACCCCCGTGATGTCCATGGCCTCCACTGGCATGTGGACGGCCACCTTGTTGTAGCACCCGCAGGCTTTGCAGCTTTGCAGCTTGTCGTCACTGGTGGTGGGTGGTGGCATACCGACACGCTCGGCCAGCCACTTGATGGCACCACGGCAGCCCCAGCAGCCGTCAACATGGACGTTGAGAGGGCAGCCTGCACAGATGGCCGCACGACGGTCTGACTCGTCCTTGGAGACCCACTGGCCACCTCCTTGCAGCCACTTCATGGCCGTGTTGGCAAAGCGCCAGATGTCATCGAGTGAGATCACACGCTCAATCTCCCCCACTTCGAGACAGTCGAGGCTAGGGTTCTGCTGGCACATCTGATCTTTGATCATCTCCTCCCACATGGCAGGCGGGTCAATCTCGTTGGCAATCCATGCCCGGCGCACACGGTCCAGCACCGCACCCAGATGGTTGTCTTGAATGACCACTCCCGTGAGCGGGTCCGTGTATCTCCAGCCCCCTTGGGGCATCATGTGTTCGTGGCGGGGTGCTTTCATGGTTGTGTGTCTGGTGTGACCAAGGCTGCCCGTTCGGCCCGGTCACGGGCTTGGGCGGTCAGTTTGCCCAGCATGTCCTTGGCGGCTTCAAAAGGCATCTTGGTGAGTCGATCTCCATGTTTCAGGACCACCTCACGGTACTTGTCCCCCACAATGGTGACAAACCGTTTCTGCTCGGCATCGGTCATCTCACGGGACCGCTTCCCTCGACCCACACGACGGTTGCCAGGATCAGCCGGAGTCATCCACAGGCCCCGGCTGCCGAGCTGGCCCAGCAGACGGTATTCCCGTGCTTCGGGCTGGGCTTGGTATTCACGGCTCCACGGGGTGCGGCTAACCTCGACCTGCTTGCCGAAAATGTCGAGCAAAGGGCCACCCACATAACGCCGGTAATAAGGCACTTCCTTGGCGAAGTTTTCCCAGCCTTCGTATTTCCGCAGTTTGCCGTCACCCATCAGATCAATGTCCTTGAACACGCGAGGAACAAAACCGCCTGCGAAGTTGCCGAACACTCGTGAGACCTTTTTAATGGAGGCATCCACCGGGTCACGCGAGTGAACGTTGCTGCCCAGAATCTCGGAAAGCTGAGACAGCGCGGTGGTGTCGAACGTCGAGGTCATGGCAGCCCACAGCCCGGTGTAAACCACCTCGGGGCTCGTGGCCTCTTTCCAGTCCTTGGGGTTGTACTTGATCCGGTCAGCCATGGCCCCGAAGGCAGCGAGCACACTGGACACCGGCCAGTTGGCATAATTGAATGTGTGCTCACCGAAGTGAATTGAGTTCTGCTTCCGGCCTGCCGCCATCAGTTGCTTGATCTTGTCGGCAGAGAGACCAGCCCATGAGCCTTCAATGCCCCAGCCGCGCTTCTCGTCATCCGGCTCATCTGAGACCGCTTTCAAGATGGTGATGCCCACCATGGCAATGACAGCACCGATGACTTGGTTCTTGATGATGGCCTGGCTCTTGATCTGACCGGCATAATCTTTTTCGTAGAGACGGGCCAGCCCGAGCAACGGCACAAACCCGATGGATTGGTTGAGCTTGTTCCCAGCGAACCGGGCAAACCGGAGACCGCCAAGGTTGAGCATCTGGTGCGTGGCAAAATGGTAAAGGAAGGCAATGGCCTGCTGGGTCATCTTGTTGACTTTGCCGACCTCTTCAGCCTTCAACATGCTGGCTGCTTTCACGGCCTTGGCTGACGACGTTTCTGCCCGGTTGGCGATGCCACGGATGGCCCGGTATCCCTTCCCGCCGATGCCTTCAGGGTTGAGGGTCATGGCCCCCTGCGCAGCCACGAAATTGGCATCTTCAAGGACATTGGCATACTTGGCCAGCACGGCTTCCATCAGATCAATGGACTGCCGTGTGACGAGTGCTTGCTGCTGCCACGTTTTAGGTTCTTCACCACCCCACCACTTGGCGAGAGCTTCCTTGCGGTAATTCGACAGATCAGTTTCACTCGCCACCCGCGCTTTGTCATAGGTTTTGCTGTTGATGAACATCGCCGTTGGCAGCATGCCGTGACGTGTGATTGTAGAGTTGAACAAGTCCCCTGCTGTGAGCATCTTCTCAAAGAAGTGCATGAACCGCCCCAGCATGCGTGTGGCCGGGTTCTTGCTCTGTGTCATGCGCCAGCCGATGGACTGCGGGTTGTTGCGCCCGGTGTCGAAGAACTGCATGAAGGCCGGGTCCGAGTCGGCCAGCAGGTTCTTGTCACCAGTCCTGACATATTGCCATGCCAACTGCACTGCTCGTGGATATGACTTAAAGTAGTTGGTGATGGATTGCATGGCTGCCGCCGTGCCCTCAGAGCGTCTGCCTTGCAGGTGCGCGTTGATGACCGTGGCTGTGGCATGCGTGAAGACCTCGAACCCGCCACTCAGGAAGGCCATGCCAATGGTGAAGATGGTCCGTGGGCCGGAGAGCACAGAAGTCACCCACCAAGCTGACAGAATCTCAGCCGTAGAGAGTCCCGTCTTACGGGCAATGATCTTGACAATCTCATCAGTCTTGGCACGCCGGTCATGCACCGATATGTTCGGTTCCTGAAGCTCTTTGGCCAGCGTTTCGAGCTTCTTATTCTCGTCATCAGTGAGCTTCTGGAAGCCGAACTTCTCGGCAATGTCCTGCGCAATGATGTCATTGTTGAGTTCGCCCCGGTTGATGGCCTGGATGAACTTCGGAATGGCCCCCTTGACCGCTTCTTTGCCCTTCGCCGTGGCATGACGACGCTTGAGCACGGCAGCCACCTTGGCCTCGGTCAGGGCTGTGCGCTTGGCCTCCCATTGCTTGGCGAACATGTCGGCCAGTTCCTGCTGCTCGGCTGCCGTGAGGTTGGAGAGCACCGGATCGGCCTTCATGTACTCCATCATCGCCTTGGCTTTGGCCTCCTGCGACTGTGGAGAACTGCTGAAGAGTTTGCCCCATGAGATGTTCTCAGGCAGCAGCGGGGTCTTGTCACCCGAACGCTTGCGGGCGGCATCCATGAGCCGGTTGAACGTCTCGGTCTCAGCCGGGGAGAACACACCAGCCCGTTGGGCGGCACGACGGCGGCTGTCGGACTTGGCCTTGGCGGCACGCAGGTCGGCCACGAGCTGGTTGAACGCGGCGATGATGTACGGCTGGTTGCTGGCCCAGCGTGCCGGGTCCACGTTGCCCACCTTCTCGACAGCTTCGTTGATTTTGTCCTGTGCTGCCTTGAGAGCAGCCTCGGGGTTCGCTAGGATTTGGGCGTTGTTGTCGAACGTGGTCTCTTCCAAGGCATCACGGAGCACGCTGAATGCCTGCCCACGCACCCACAGGTGGGCTGGCACCTCGGCTGCAATGGCAGCGAGTTGTTCATCCATCTGCTGCTCGATGTCGTTGACCTCTTCCTCGGTCAGACCTTCCAAGCCCTCGGTGGCTCGTTTGGCCAGCGTGGCGCGGATCTGCTCACGGGCTTTGTCCCATGCTTCGCGGATCAGTTGCTCATTATTGCGCACCCGGCCAAAGGCATCAAGAGCCTTCTCACCCAGCGACTCTTGGCCGGTGGTGTTCGTGGGCAGGTTGAGATTGTCAGCAAGGATGCGTGTGATCTGCCGGATGACGCTGTTGAGGTTCTTGCTGGGCTTCTGCTTCGGTGTGATGGCAGCACGGACTTTGCCCACCAATGAGTTCACAATGCCTTGCTCGAACTGGCCACGCAGAGAGTCCTGCGAAGCCGTCAATGCCTCCACGGCTGATGTAATGTCCGTGGGCACGCCAAGCTGTTCGGAAAGCCGGTTCACCAGCGTGGCGATGCGTCCAGCTTCAGGGTTTGCCTTGGCCTTGGGGGTGCCATCACCACGCATTTTCTTGAGCACTGAGGTGAGCTTCTTCTGGTCTTTCGCGATGGAAGCCTCCAGTTCTTCATCCGTCATGATGTCCATCGCATCAAGCTCAGCCTGAGTGATGGTGCCACGGATGGACGGTTTGGCTTCACTGGCATTCTTGGCTTTGCGGGCAGCCAGTTTCTGCATGGCGGCACCAATCCGTGTGACCAAGTTCTTGGCTTCCTGCCACAGAGATTTGTTCTCCTTGCTCAAGCCTTCCTCACCAGCACGGAATGCAGCGTCTTCTGCTGACTCGGCCAGTTCTTTCCCGACCACTTGGTTGGCCTCGGCATGGAGCTTCTTCACCTCATCTGCTTTAATGTCAGCATTGGCCTCGGCAATGTCGTTGGCCTGATCTTGGTGCTCTTTCTTGATGCCGTTGAGCACAAAGAGGTGCTGGTATCGTGGATGGCTGTGCAACATGGCCCCAGCACCCAGAGCACGGCCTGCACGCTCACGAGTGACCTCGTAGGCACTAAAGGCACCGGGAGCACCCCGACGCATGGCCTCGGCCAGCAGAACGCTCAGCATGTCAGGGTCTTTGTCGATGCCGAGCTGACGCAAGAGCGCCGGACTGGTGATCTCATCAACCCATTCTTCCTTGGGCACGTTCTCCGACTCCAAGGCATCCACAACCTGCACAGCAGCCTGCACACGGGCCTCGCCGGACTGCTGCGCGAACGTGTGGACCGGACGGTCCTTGATTGGCGCCTGCTCGGACTCAGTGATGTCACCAGAGGCTTCCTGGGCCTCGTACACTTTCTGCCGCAGTTGCTCGGCCACCTCGGGGCGAAACGAGGCCATGGGTGGCGGCTGAGTCTCCAGCACCATCGCGAACGAGGCAGGCACTCCCCACATCCGTACGTTGTACTTGTCGGCAGACTCTTTCATCACGGCAGGTGAGTCAGCCGGTTCAATGTAAGCCCCGTTGTCATCGTACAACGCCTGCAACTGACGCCCGAACTCGGCCTCGGTCAGATCGGGATGCACCTGCTTGGCCGTGGCGAACAGATCATCCAGCGACACCATGGCCGAGGACTTGCCGACCACGGCTGCCTGATAGACCTGTTGCAGGTTCACCGGGACTGCTGGTGGGCCGTCACGCATGAGCCGAACAGCTTTGGCCGTGTTGGCCAGAGTCTGGTCGAGAGGAGACGTGTATGCGGGACGGAGAGAGAAATGAACATCATCAACTTGTGGAGGTTGACGAGTAAAAATGATCGTTGTGGCACCTGCGGGAAAATCATCTGTGTATTTTACAGCGTCGTATTCCGAATCTTGGAGGGCGCGTTTGATCTTGCTGGACTCTTCCCATGGATAATTCCAACCGTTGTCCTTCCATTCTTGCGCCGTCTCATTGTCATAACCGAGGGCAGAGGCGAGTTTTTCAAACCCACGAGAACCTGTGAGATCAAGAACGTTGCCAGCATCTACGCGCAATTCGCGAACGTGGGAGCCGCCGAAACCAGGGTTATCGGTGTATGATTTGGCTGTGTCCTCATCGGGGGTAAATGATGCCCATGGTTTCACACCAGTTTCACTCGGATCACCTGCACGATAAATGGTCATAGGCCGTATCGACGGTTTCACCACACCCACCCTGATCGGCATCCCGTCTCTCGTCTCCACCTTGTTCTCAGCAAGCTCCAGCGCGGTGCGCAGCAGCTTCGCCACGTCCTGAATGTCCTTCAGGGTGACTTCACGACTTCTGCCACTCAGCTTGCGCCAAATGGCAGCCAAGATGTCCCACAGTTGCTTGAGCGGGCCGGACTTCGGTGGTGCCTTCAGCCGCTCAATCATCTTGGCCATGATCTCCTCCAGCAGGAACTCACGGGAAGCCTCGTCCGTGCGCCAGTTGGTGCCGTGGCCATACTCCTCGGCCTTGGCGTCCATCTCACCCTCATAAATGTTCTGCATGCCCCACTGGAACAGGGCACGTCGTGTGGCCGGGTCGAGAGCGTAGAAGCCACGATGAACGAGTGCTTCGTGTGTGATCACCCGTTGCACTGCTGCTTGGCCGGGGGTCACGTCTTTCTGTTCAGCGGCTGCGGCAACATCACCTTCAAAGATGCCCACCTGATCGGTAAACACGAAAGCCCGGCCAGCGGCAAACAGTCCTTCGAGCCTGTCACCCTTGCTGCTCTCCAGAGCACGTTTGATCGCTGGAAAGGCTTTGCCCAGCTTCTCATCAGCAAGAAAGTCAGCACGAGTGCCCACCCATGCCTTCTGCACGCCTGGCACCTGCCCTTGCAAGTCGGCAGCACCGTTGATCGCATCCACGGCGGACACGCCGGTTGAAAGCTCAGTGCCAAGGGTGCCTCGGATGGACTTGATGGCTTCTGCACGGGCTTGCTGGGCTGGACTGACACGGGCACTCGCTTTTAGTCTTTCAGATGTCAGTGTTTCCAGTTGTTCTTCTGCCTGGGTAACTCTCTGCTTAAGGATGTCACCAAACACGCCATCACGAACTTTTTGTGAACCAATGTTCAGGATCTTCAGCCATTTTTTAACCCAGTCACTCAAAGCTCCTGCGATACGTTTCCAGCCGGTTTCTGTGATGTCACCAGACTGGTGGATCTGGACCATTTGACGCACAAGCTCATTGAGAACCGGGATTGCCTCTTGGCTGTCTTCACGAAGATAACTCATCCAATCATCAAAGGTTCTGCCGGTATTTTGCTGGTTATAGATGGAGTCTGAAGCATTCAGAAGGTCAGTCAAAACTGCCTGATCCTTTGCATTTAGAGAGGGGAACAGTGAAGCCAGTTCAGACACTGCTGCTTGAGTCTGTTTGCTCAAAAACTCGTGAACATCACCCGGTTTTCCCGCAGCCTCCCAAGCTTTGCTGACAGCAACAAAATCTGCTGCATGAATTATTTCTTCATCCACCAAGTCAGCGAGCCTTTTTTTGACCATTTCTTCAGCACCTTCTCTTGTAAAGGTGTTGCCTCCTTGGGGGATTCCAAGATGGATATTAACTCGTCCATCTCGTCCAAGATATGCTGCGGGGGGTCGGGGTGATCCAACCACGACGGACCCCAGTAGTGGGGTTTTGACGAGATTTCTGAAAACGAGGAAGCCTCTGAAGAACTGTTGGATGTCACTTTCTTCACGTCCTGTGAGCTTGACTGTTTTGAGGTATTCATCGGATGATGGCAGCACAGGATCATTGGAACCGTCCCTGCGCAAGCTCGCCATCAACGGCTGAAGCTCGCGCCGCGGTACCTGAAGCACTTCACTGTTCTCCAGTGTGACCTCGGACATCGGATCACCGAGATTGTTGCGTCCGGCGCTGGCCTTGGTGAGCACACCTTCACGCATGACGCCGTTCTCATCCTGCCACGTCACGAACTCACCTTGGGTAAGGGGTGCCTTGTTGTCAGAGATCGGTTTTTCCTCTCCGCGCTGCTGCTTTTCTTCCCCGAGAAGGTTACGCTCAAGATCGCGGTCTCGTGAAGCATTGGCCTCGCGTTCAGACTGATTCTCGTCCATCAGACGACGGGCAATCTTCTCAGCCGTGGGTCGGGTCATCGGCTCAGGCAGAAGGGCATCAGCGACTTCCTGCAACTGGGCTGGCGTGTTGCCAGTCAAGTTCTTGATGTCCTGCACCAGTGCCGGGTATGTGGTCCGTGGCGAGAGGGATGACTCGTTGATGCGCTCGGGGACACTCTTGGCAGGTGCCAGCGGCTTGGTGGAGACCTCGTTCTGAATGTCCACTTGCAGAGGCACTTTGTCACGCAAAGCACGGGCCAGACGGTGGTGCCCTTGAACCACTTTCAGGGTGCCATCTTTCTGCCGGATGACCATGATCGGACCAGCCGTGTTCAGGTCCATGGCTTCACGCTGCGGCTGCTGGTTGTCCGTGGTGGCCTGCTCAATCTCAGCCGGGTTCGGCGTGAGGGCGCTCAACTGCTCGGGGTCCAGCGTGACGGTGCCTGTTACGGTTGACAATGACTTATTATCAGGCACTTTCTCACTGGTAACGTCAGAGATCGACCCCTCTGCCGGAGTTCGCGACTCACCTGCATGCTGATTGCTGCCACCCTGTTCTCGCGGGGTGGCAGCTTCGGTGGTAACGGTTGAGAGAGAAACTTGAGAATGTTTTTGCCTGATCTGGTCAGAGACATCAACCCACTGGCCATTTTGAAACTGATGCACGGTGACTTCAGACAAAGGAAGCCCATTCTGGCGTTGATGAAGATTATCTGTTGGCGTTTGGAGTAAAAAAGCACCTTCACGAGGGGCATATCCAAGGGATTCATGCCCACGGGACCAGTGAACTTCTCCAGTTCTACCCCCTTTGATTTTACCCTCTTTTGAGCGCACTTCACCAGACTGAACCATGTCCTCAATTTGAGGCAGACCAGTCAAACGGAATGCTGAGTTTTCATCAGTGGCATGAAAAACCCCTTCACCATTCCTGCGGATGGGAGAACCCCCTTCAAAAACACGATGAGTGGTGGGCCGAGTTTGTTCTGTTGCCGCCTTGACTTCTGTATCAGAAAGTGTTTCAGTCGTCTTGTCGGCTGCCCCCGGCTTCTGTGTTTCGCTTGGCTCTGCGGTTCCTGTTTCCTCCGCTTGAGCCTCGGGAGTGGGGGCAGCCGCATTTTGTGCAATGGCTTGGGCCAGCAGCGGCGAGTCAGCCTCCACGGCCTGCTGGTGGGCTTGGGCGCTCAGAGCATCGGCTTCAGCAATGACTTCAATTACAGGTCTGCCAAGGCCAGCAGATTCGGGCAAAGTGTTCGGAGAGACTTGGATGCCACCTTCTTCCGCAGGAGTCATCAGACGTTTAGCACCACCCACGGTGGCCCCGGCAGTCCCTATCAGGGCCATTGTGGCAGCCGTGGCTGGGCCAACTTCGCCAAGGGCTTTTTTGTAGTCCTCCAAGGTTCTGTCTGGAAGTTCAGGGGGCGCTTTGCCAGCGATAAGAGCCTTGGCCTGCTGGTCAATACGGTTTTGCTCCACTTGCGTGGCCGTCTCACCACCAAACTCTGTCAATGCTGCTCCAGCAGCCGCTCCAGCCTTTAGGGTGGCCTTTCTCAAAGCCGAGTCTGCCAGTTGCACGATCTTCTTTTTGCCGAGGCCAAACACGAACCGGCCAGCACCACCCATGGCAAGGTTGCCAATGGCTTCAGGGCCAGCCTCAGCATGGCCAAAAGCTTCGGCCAGTGGCTTCAATTCTTCATATGCTTCAGCCTGCTCCTCTTTGGTGGGCAGCCGGTTGTGCAATCTTTGAAACTTCTCGTCAATGGCCTCGCGGGCATCATCAAGGAACTGTGCCCCCGCCATTCGGTAGGCAGCACCATATCCTGCTGCCAAAGCTCCTGCACCACGACCGAGGGCTTCCCCGGCAATAACGCCTTCTGGACCAGCAACAGCCCCAAGGCTGCGACCGATGGTGCCATATGCTGTCCCACCCACAGCACTCCCAGCCAGACCTGCCCCCATGGCACCAGCACTGAAGCCGAGACTCGGGCCAGCCTGGCGCATGCCACGGCTGAACGCGCTGATGTCACCTGACTTCTCAGCAGCCTGATTGGACTGCTCCAGTTCTTCCGCGTATTTAGTATTTGCAGCCTTAGACTGCAAATACTCGGGGCTGCGATCCCATGGGTTGTTCAGACCTTCAGAAAGCTGCCGGTAGGCGTGCGGCACTGTTGTGGTGAGACCACCAAGAGCCTGCCCAGTGGCGTGTAGGGTGTCTGAAAAATCAATCAGTGGCTCAGCAGGTTTTTCTACTGGAGCAGCCTCTTTCTGGCTTCCCATGTATTCAGCCAGATCCTGTTCCGAGGGTGGGGCATCAGCCTCCACTTGGAACCTCCGGCCATCGGTAAGCTCGACAAGATAGTTGCCCATTTTATTTGGCCCCGGCTGGTGGGAGTTCTACGATTTTCTTGATCCCGACTGGGCCACGAGGTGCTGTATTTTGTACAACTGGAGGTGCTACCATTTCTCGTGGCGACTTTGCACGACGGGCTTTTTGCTCAACTTTGTATGCATCCAGTACATCACCAAACGTTTTGCCTTTTGGGATGAACCCGAGGACACGAGTGCCAAGGTCATCAGCAAACTTTGAGTTTTTGAACCCTTGAAGCGATGGGTGCTCACGATCCCAGATGGATACATGGTACCCTTTGCCTCTTTCACCAGCAGCATTTTCATCCACCCAAGTCTCATTGAGAAGATCAGGGATTGAAATGTCCTTGCGGCTCCGGTCAAACTTCTCGTCAGGCTGGCTGATACCCTCACCTTCAACCAATGAATTGATGAGAGCCTGCTTTGGAACACCCAAACGGGTGGCCGTCTTGCCAACCAGTTCGTCTATTCCATTTTTAGCTTCAGACCACTTTGCATTGTACTTCTCAAGCTCAGGGGCGAGCTGGACCTCGTGGTCTGCTTTTTCGACAGCTTGGTCAAGCGCATGACGGCGTTCCATCACTTGGTTGAGTGTGAGATGTGGGGGCGGTGGGGCTGTTACCACGTACTCTTTGAATTTCTCCAGAGCCTGTTTTCTCTGTGGCAAAGGAATGCTTGGGTCAGCGATGACCTTTGAATAAAAATTTTCATCATTCCCCGGCGCATTGATCTGAGCAGCTTTGTCCTGACGGACCTGCTCATGGGTGGGGAAAGCCTCTTTGCCGGTGCCTGGCGTACCTTCAACAAAAGGTGGGTATTTGGTATCACCAAAAGCCCCTGCCTTTGTTGCTGCTGCCACAGGCTCCACTTTTGCAGGAGGCGTGATGTCCACACCCAAACTTTTCATCTCTTTGAGATATTCCTTGGCTGCATCTGTGCTACCCTCAGACACCATCTTCGAGTAGGTCTCAAACACTTTCTCAGCGCGAGGATCACCCCCTGTGACACTCTTCTTGAACTGCTGCTTGAGCAGTGCTGCACGTTCAGCCGTCAGCGGGCTGTTCTTGGCAGCATTTTCAATGTACTCAAGAGGCACCCCGGCGTCAATCAGACCGACTCGATGAGCACGTTCTTGCGCACGCGCACGGGCATGGTCATCTGCTTGGGTGACGTTGCCAAAATGCTGGAAAGCCTGATCAAAGTCAGCCCGTTCTTCCGGCGTTTTGAGCATCTTCCGGTAGTGGGGGGCCAACGTCTGCTGGGCTGGCGTGACCGCCTTGGCCTGTGCCATGTAGTTGCCGAAGCTGGGGGACTGCGCGAGGCCAGGGTGGGCACGAATGACCTGCTCCACTGGCATCCCTGACGCCAGAGCCTCGTTGGCCTGATCCTCCACGTCCTGCACCTGCTCAAGCCGTGCCACCTTGCGCTGGGCCTGCTGACGCTGGGCCTGCTGGTCAGCCAGCTTCTGGTTGATGAGGTCTTCTTGCAGCACCATCTGGTCCTGCTGCCGGGCGCCCTCGTCATACCCGAGGCTGTTGATCTCTTCGTCCGAGGGACGGTACTTACGGAACACCGGCTCAATGTCAGGGTTCTGGTAGGGACGCAGTATCCGGTCGGCCTTAAAGCCGAACATCTTCATCGCAGGACTGGTGACTGGGGGTGGCATAATAGTGATCAGTAGTCCGCCCCGGTCCAGCCGTAGTATCCGGCCACGCCCCACTGCTGCACATTGGTGGGTGTGCTCGCACCGGCACGGAACGACCGGGCTTCGTTGTTGAGCCAGTAGAGAGCACGTTCAAACTTCATCTCAGCCTTCTCGTCATCAGACGAGTTGAGATATTTCAGATGCCAGAAGCCTTCACGAAGGGCACCGATGTTGCCGGGGATCACCCAGTCAGTCTCGGCCACCATTTTGCGGAACCGGCGCTGGCACAGGATGCGGATGGTCTTGTCAGCCACACCGGTCTGGTAGCGCGAGTAGATCGGAATGGTCTCCCACGGCAGGTACTGACCAATCTGGACAGGCACGCCGGAGGCCAGATAAGAGAGAGTCCATGAACCTTTCAGATCAGCCGGGGCCTGAATACCTGTGACCTTGGCGAAAAGCTGAGAAGGGGTCGTCGGGGTGTCCGTTGTTGGGAACGTGCTGGTCACGTTGATCCCTTCCACGCCTGTGGTGAGATCGTAGATAGGCTGGTTGGAGCCGTTCTGACCGAACAGACGAAAGACCTTGGTGGCATCAGCCACGTTGGACAATGTGATGCGCAGATTGGTCACGGTGCCATCGGGGATATCGGTCTGAGTGACAAACCCATCCCCCAGCTCTTGCAAAATGCCAGGCCAGTCGAGGGTGTCCTTCAAATTGCCGGGGCCGTTTTCTTGATAGCCATGAAACTGGGTGAACGTCATGGCCGGACACCGGTTGTACGTCATGGCCATCACTGAAAAAGACTCGGGTGGGAGAGAGATGTAGCCGGTGGATGAGTCAAATGACACATTGACGACAGACCCCTTCCATTTTCCAGACTGGATGAGCTTTTCGCAGATCTCGTTAAGCATGTACAAGAACATGGGGCTGTTCTTGTCAGATGCGTCCGCCAGTTTCCATAACTGGTCTCTGGCTGACGCTACTGTGGTGGTTGTATTCATGCCGTGGGCTTGGTACGGGGCATTTTCCCGCCTCGGGCAATGGCTTTAAACTGGTCAGCATCCATTGATCCAAGCGGCTTCTGAGCGTCTGGCATCTTGCCGAACTTGGAGTCCTGCACCAGACTCTGGTCTTGCAAGTATGGGCTCATTGACACCGCACGGCCTGCGTGGTCCCGCATGGTGCCTCCTGCTACTGGTTTTGATCCGTACGTGGCAGTGGACGAGCCGTATGGGTTCAGCTTCTCAGCACGAAGGGGCTGTGGGTACATTTCATCAGCGTTTGGGCCAATGTTCGGATCAGTAACCTTTACAGGGGCCTCGCCACGGGCAAAGTCACGACGGGCAGCAATTTCCTCGGCACCAGCCCCCCATTTGTCACGGGCATAAGGGGACGTGCCAGTGCCGTCATCAGTCTTCGAGAGAGGCTTGATGAAACCATTCTCATCCATGCGGCTGCCAGTGCCTGTGGCATCCCTGTTGTACCCTTCACGTTTGGTATCGAAAGACCCATCAGCCTTAGCATTTTCAATGTTGCCTGCCCGAGAAGTGCTTGGGTACGGACTGGCAGGGAGCCTGCTGGGTGGCAGCGGGCCGAGGCCGGGAGGCATTGTGATGTTATCACCTTCCTGACCTTTGCGCTCATCCATGAGGCTATAAGCGTCTCCGATAGATGTTTTATCACCAGAGGCATCCCCTTGTCCCATGGTCTCACCCGCCCGAGAAGTGCTTGGGTACGGACTGGCAGGGAGCCTGCTGATGCTGCCATTGATGCTACTGTTGATGCTACCGAGAGGCATGGCGTTATTATCACCTCCTTGACCATTAACCTCATCCATGAGGCTATAATTGTCTCCGATAGGTGTTTCAACCTCTGGGCCATCACCCCGCCCCATGGTCACGCCCGCGTCAATATCACCAGCCCTCGAATTGTCATTCCCAAGGATGGGGGGTGCAACAGGATATGGGCTTTCTGGCAACTTGCTTGCTGGTGCTGCTTTGACCTCGGGCTTTTTTGGTATCTCTCCACCACCTTCATCGCCAGAGTCTTCATCATCACTTTCATCATCAGAATCTTCTTCGGTACTTTCAGGATCATCAACCTCTGGGCCATCACCCTGTGCGGCCACAAAGCCAGGGAGAGCTTTGCCCCCATTAGCGAGTGGGCCGGGGCCGTTAATGTTTGGTGCTTGCTGACGTGGCTGTTGACGAGCAGGCTGCGCTGCTGGTGGCTGGGCACCTGGTGCTTTGGCTGGCAGTCCAGCAAAAGCTCGGTTGTCTTTCGCAGCCTTTGGATCAAACTGAGGCTGGCCTGGTGATGGTGTGACCGGGTATGGATTCGCGCCAGTTCGTGTGACAAATCCACGGTTCGTCCAGTTGTCGGGCACCCGCTGATTGTCCTTGGTGATCAGATCACCTGCTTTGCGCATGCTCTGTGCAGCACGGTCAATGGCTTTGGGTGGGCCGTCATTGTGCTGCCGCAGGTAGTGCTCATTGAGACCACCGAACCCACGAGACGGCTGACGGTCTGGGCTGTAGCCAATTATGCGATGCTGTCCGAGGGCATTCACGGCCCTTCCCCGGTCGTCAACACTCCAAGAATCATAGGGATCATAGGCTTGGGCGCGAGTGTGTGCCATAATCTCCTATGGTTTATCAAAAAGGGGGTGCTGACAATAGAGGACTCGATGAGCGTCAAGGCGTAATTTTACACTTTCTTCTCCACAATGACCTGCTGGCCAATGTGCAGCACCTTCAATTCTTTCTCGAAGATCAGCAAGAACGAGTCGATGGCCAGCTTCGGACAATCCGCCCGTGGCAGGTCATTGATGTGCCACATGAGGTCGTCAAAGATCATGATGCCGCCCTTCTTAAGCGCCACCCATGCCCGGCAGGCGTCCTTCATCACTCCAGCCGCTGAGTGCCAGCCGTCCACATACACGAAGTCATAGACCGGTGGTGCCATCAATGGAAACCCGTCACTAAACATCTTGTGAATCTCCATCTTGGCCCGGCAGCCCAGGATGTCGATGTTGCCTTGGAACCGTTCTTCCGTTCCAGGCATTACCCAAGGGTCCACACAAACCAGCCGGGACTCTGGATGGGTGAGGATGTTCTGCACGAAAAAGCAAGAGGACCGGCCTTCGCATGATCCGATCTCCAGTCCCATGGTTGGTTGACCAATGAACTTGCCGAGGTGCTTCATCCAATTGGTGTAGTGCCCGCAGGCCCATGAATTGGTCCACTCAGGTGTTTGGGGTATTGCTGTTTCGCTCATAATTTTTGACGGCTTCCCTGAGCCATTCGAGTTTGTTAGACTGGCTGGCAGCATGGACGGCCAGAGTGTTGGCTAGTGGGTCTATTCCACACCAGTTGAACCGGGTGGAGAGCCTGGCGATTACCAGATTAGAGACCGTGACAGCCACATTAAAAAACTTTTCATCCTCCAAGGGTTTGCCCCCATATTTTGCCTCTTGCAGAGCTTGTGCGTAAGCCACGGACTCCATGAACAGATTATTGCTGCCATCGGCACCCACCAAGGACGTGTTGATGGCATGCCCAAGCTCCACAATGGTGCCTGTGTACTTGGCCTCGACAAGTGGTGAATTGTCGGGGTTCCCAAACACCACTGGGCCACGGGGCTCCGGCAGAACACACGGCTGCAAAAACCACAAATCTGCGTCAACAACCCATGCTGGTCCTTTGGCCCTTTTCCATATCTCCAATTTGAGGAAGTGTGCATCTGTTTTGGAACTCACATGGATTAAACTAACTTCATTCACATTAGTGAACCGCAACACCCGGTCATGGCACTCTTCAGCCATATCCACGATTTCACATGTGTAAACAATGAACGCTTTCATCGCTGGTCAAAGATCATGCTGTGGTTGTTGAAGGCAGCCTCCTCCAGCATGGGACCGGTGGGGCGTTCAAACACGGCTGCCTGTTCACGTAAAGCCTTGAGTTTCCGTTTCAATGGCTCACCAGCAGCATGCAGCCCCACAATCTCACGCGGGATGCATGGGGACTGCCCCCAGTCGGCGGACTTCATGTAAAAGTTGAACTTCTCTGGCATCATGGCCTGCCCGATGTTGAGATCCTGCACGGCCTTGTTGAGGTAAAACTGGTCCGTCACGTCCACTGGTGCCTTCATCTTCTTGGACTTCACCAACCGGTGCAGCCTACGGGCCTCCTTGAACACATCCCGGTGGTGCTGAAGAGCAAGATTAATGCCGATGAGCCCGCTGTTGAAGTACCGCATTTTGTGCATCTGGTGGCTGCCACAATCGGTGTGTGGGAATGCGTGCACATTAAACACAGCTCTGTCGTTGACCGCCATCCAAGCGAACGGACTCCAATTTTTGAGGGGGTCCATGGGACGCAACAGCCACAAGTCCACATCAAAGAACACCACACGGGTCTGTGGACAGTGCCGGTCTAGGTCCAGTTTGGTCTTGAACCCATCTGCATCCTTGCACCTGATGACCTTCACTGGCAGGCCTGTGTGCTTCTTGAACCGGGCCACGGCTTCTTTCTCCAGGTGTTTGTAGGCAGGCGTCACAACTGTGACCCCGATCATGGGAGGCAACTTCATAGCGTCAACGTTATTTGACGTATGAGAAATTGTCAAATTTTACCACCGGATCACTTTGCTGCCCAACCATGGTGCTGCCTGTATTGGGATCTCGGTATGTCTGAACATTGTCCTGCCCCCACAGCCATGGCTGGTTAAAGAAGGGTGTGTCCCCTTCGTACGCGCCGTTCTGGGTGGTGATGGGCATCTGTCAATTCTCGGTGGCTACTGGACGGAACGGCGGATAGACCGTGATGCGCTCACGCAGATAGAGACCTCCGACCGGCTGGCATTGATCTTCCAAGATGAATGGAGCCCAGTCAAGGAAGTTGGTGGCTGGGAACGTCTGACGGGTGAGGTTGCCTGAGAGAGGCACGTTGATGGTCCCCTGACCATCCACCAAGAAAGCCCCTGGCACATTCTCGTCCAAAATGACCAGCGGATGTAAACACCGTGGGAATGTGACTGACATGCCCAGATAGTGCCCGCTGATCTCGGTAGGCAGCGGTTGGGGATGAATCAACGCCTGCCCGTCGAATGGTGTGGGCGCGAGGAACTGTTCAATCTTGATGACACTGTTGACACTCGGGGTGGGTCGGAACTTGTAGCGGGGGAAGTACCGAGGTGCTGTGGCAGTCTTGCTGCCGGTGTTTACCGCTTGAGGGAACTCGTCAGTCTGCACAATGCGAAGTGACTCCAGCACAGGGGGCCACGGGTAGTACCGTGTCGAGTAGGACACACGGAAAGGTGTGTTTTTCTCCGTGGTGGTCTTGGGTTTGCCGAAGTGCAGCCAGACATCATTGTCCTCCTGAGTGGCGTTGATGTACACATAGTCGTCAAACCCTTCCCCCGTTCGAGGGTTGGTGATCTGGTCACTGATGTTTTTGTACGGCAGCCCAATGGTGGGCATCGAGTCGGGGTTCAACTGGTTGCCATCTGCCTTGACCTTGAAGCTTACCTCAGCCGGATTCGGTGTGGTCTCGACGATGAAATTAAGCTCGGAGGCCATGACATTAAAGTGATGGTGCCGAGTTGCAGAACCCGATGACTTCGTATTTGCGATAATACAGAGTCAGGGTGGGGCCAACGACGGCATCCGTGGTGCAGGTGAAAGCCCACAGAGACTCCAGCCAAGTGGCCTGACGAAGGGCGACGTGCGCGAGCTGATCCGAGGTGGTGGCTAGTGGAGTAGCATTAACGTTGAGCCCGAGCAAGCCTGATGTCCCCTCAATTGTCACAGGGTCTTTGTAAATGATGGCTGATTTTGTGTCCACTGGGAAGCTGTTTCCTGGAGTCCCCCCTGAGTACGCGAGCTGGGTGGTTTCAGTAAATATGTCACGGTACCACCCCGAGTTGACCGTGAGCAGCTTCATGTCTGCATCCGACACCGTGGCAATGGTGAGTGTCAGCGAGCCAATGGTGGCCGTTGCCACGGCTGACAAGGTAAATGTGGTGGCCGTGTTGATGGCCAGCACGGTGGCACCTGTTGGGATGCCCGAGCCGTACACGTTGGAGCCAGGGCGGATGTTGGCCGTGCTGCTGACTTGCACGTAGGGGCTGCCAGACGTGATAGCTGACCCCGTATACGCGGTGGCCGTGCCTACCGTGTCGATCGACGAGATACTTGTGACCCCGGTGATGGGGGTCGTCCGACCGTCACGTAATGTAAGCCAAAGGTCCATTGAAGGACGAATGTGCCCGAGTGCCGGGGCAGGTAAAGGCCGGAGACAGGGATGGCAAGATTACGCCTTGACTGGGAAAGTGCCAAATTTAGCGTGCATTTTTACTCCTCCGCGCCGGGCGATACAGGATGCTCCTTTACACTACGAGAATGCACAAACTCGGCTGGACTCGCACCAGCACTTCCCGGTTGATCTTTTTCACACATCGAATCTCTGCATCCGGTTTGCTTCCCTGTCGGCTCCCGTGGACCTGCCTTGCGGCGTGACAGCGTGATGGGTGTTACTTCATAAAAATGAGTGGCTTTGAAAAACTGTGAGGCACCATTCTCAGTTATTACTGATACTGTGTCAAGAACATTTCCGCGCCCCGCACAAGCACACTTTCCGGCCTTCTGGTTTAAAATGGTCGATGATCCGCTTGGCAAGATGCAGAGGGGTCATCACCACATCATTGCTGTCGTAATCGCTGTTGGGTTGGGATTTCAATAAATCCCCTCCAATGGATCAGCCACCGCACGGGCCTTCGTCACCAGCCGGTCGGCCTCGCGCTCGATGACCACATAGCGCAGGGCGAGGAGTGCTTCTTGTGTGACCGTCTGCCTGCCACGCTTACGATTGTGCAGGCACTCGTAGCGAACCCCGAGGGCTGCTGTGAGTTCGTTGTTCGACATGCCTGAACGCATGATGAGGGTTCCATATTCAGCAACCATTTGAGGCTGCTTGGCGAGGACGGGGTTGGGTTGTTTCATGGAAATGTTTATGGGTTTTGGAGAGCTGCTTTGCCCTGCTCATGCAGTTTGATGTAACCATCTGATGGCTTGTAATCCGGCTGCATGTGCTGCATAATTTTCATAGCCTCCTCATCCTCTTTGATGAATGCCGACAGTGCCACCTTGAGTGTGTCCATTTGTTTGATGAGAGGCACCTTCTGTCCAATAGTGAGTTGCGCTCTTTCACACAACCCTGAAATTTCCTTGAGCCGGTAGTCCTCGGGAATGCTCGCACACAGGGCCGTGATCCGTGCAAACTCGTCACGCATCATGTCGAGAATGTCTTCCTTCGTGTTCCCTGGCAGAGAGGCTTCATGCGCACGCCTTTTCTCCACCCGTTCACGCTCTTTATCGCTGACAAACTCACGGGCTGCCGACTCCAGGAAATAAACATTGTCATCGTACGTTGGTTCCCCTGTGATCGGCGCACCTGGCTCCACAGCTTTGCCGAGCATCAGGCTGTCAACAGCACTCCATGCTGGCTTGGACCCGCAACCGGCCAGCCAGTGAACGCCTTCCTTGGGCTGGTTCCATGGAGCTTTGACAATGCCTTCAAAGAGATCCTGAAACCTCTGCTGGTCTTCGAGCGTGATCCAGACGGGCATGCCGAACTGAACCTCGAAAGACTGGATGCGGAAAGGCTCACACTGTTCGTTGGCAGGTGGCGGGGAAAGTCGTTCGTCGTTCACTGTTTGTTCTCCTCCACCACGTTCTGGTTCTCCACCGCGAACTCGTTGATCAGCGCAGCCATGCGGCCCTGCCACTCGTCGGGCATCCGGTGCATGGTCTCCTGTGACATCTCAGCCCACATGGGGTCGTAGAAGGCGAGGGCGAGCGCGTCCCGTCCTGGGGTCTTGTCGTCGTCGGGGGTGTGTGAATCTGACATGCTTTTATCCTCGTGTGCTTCTGATATAATGTCAATATAATTTCTGTGATTAATGCTTTCTCACTTGATGCCCTTCACGTTTGACAGCGACCTGAACCGCTGCACGAGCGGTTGGTCAAGCTCCGTGACCCAGACATCATGCTCGTCGATGTAAGCCCATGCCGTGTTGAAGTTCTTCTGTGTCGGGTTCTTGCAGAAGCGCAGCATCAGCCGCTGGGCTTCGGTGCGAACCTGCTGCTCGTGGGTCTGGTTGAGCGCGATGTGAAGCTGCCTGAGCGCGTAGATGACGAAGATGATGACACCGGTGGTGAGAACTGGCCAGAGGGAGTCGATGATGTCGGGAGGTGGTGGAGGGGTCATGGGTGGTGTGCTGGTTTTCTAAAAGTTGCTGGCCGGGCATACCCCATGGCTGAGATTTCTTTGATTTTAAATTCACCACAATCAAGCAGTACACCACGGGCTTGTCGTTCCACGAACTTGCCAATGGCTTCGCGTTTGTCTCGAAGACGAATCCACACGCGTTTACCCTTGGTGTAATGGGTGTGTGGACACTTCACGCGCACACCTCCTGCCGGTTCAACACTTCTTCAAGTTCATCCCGTGCCGCCATCATCTTCCTCAGCCACCCCGGCCTGTTGGTCGCCGGAGCAAGACACGCCACCACTGGCGGCAGCCCCATGGTCTGCACCCGCTTGGCCATCTGCATGTCATTGATGGCATCCTGCGGGGCAATGCCCACGGCGAGGATCACGTCAGGCCGGTGACGGTCAATGGCCTGCCTGATGTGCTGCACGTTGTAGGCGGGCCGTCCGCCGCTGTCACCGAGGCCGGGGGATGTGGTCGTGGCGTGCTCGAACACGAGGGTGTGGGCCTTGAATATCTCCCCGAACACGGTCAGCAGACGGCTGCCGGTGATGTTGGTGGTGCCGAACAGTTGCCTGGCGATGACGAGGTGGCGTCGGTCTGGCTGGGCGGTGAGAAGCTGGTGAAGTGACTCCGGCTTCGGGTGCCATGTGTTGGAGAGGAGACAGAGGATTTTCATGGTTATGCAAGTGTCAGACAATCTTCGTGGAACGGGAACTGCTTGATGATGGCACCATCAAGCCAGATGCACCCAACGTTCGGGCCATCAGGGGACCGGGTCTCCACTGTCATGCGCGGCCCTCCGCTTTTAAGGCAGACCACATCACCGATCTTGAGTTTTTGTGGTGCTGGCTGGGGTGTGAGTTCTTCGGGAATCACTGGAACCGGTGTGGGTGGTGTCTCCGCAGGAACAGAACCGAGGGCTTCCTCAAGCTCGTATGCACAGCCGCGAACGGTGACAAGGCTCTGCGCGCTTTCTTGATCCTTGCGCCACTTCTCCGGCAGCGCGGCAACTGCGGACATCTGCTTCATGTGTGCCGCCAGCATGAGGTTGCGGATGGCCTCAATCAACGGCCTTGTCACATGAACGTTGGTAGTGAAACCGACAGATTGAAGTTCATCCACACTAGGCATCCCATCAATGCTTTCAAGGAAGCTGTTGAGCACATGCTCCATGACCTTGATGTGTTCCTGCTGCCTTTCCGGCGAGAGGTTGTTCCAAACAGTGTATAACCCGCTGCTGGCGATGTAGTTCTGACGAATCTCTGCGAGTTCTGCTGCTGTCCTAAGTGTGTTCATAATGTCGTGTGATGTAATGATGGTCCGCTGTTGTGGATATGTCAAGGCGGATGTTACAGATTGTGTGATTCACCAGACACCGTGGAGGCAGTTGGCATTGAACACGGCACGGGCAAAGCCCAGCGGGGTGGCACTGCGGAAGTTGTACCGGTCCTCGGATGGTGGAGCTTTGTGTATCCGGTCGTCGGGCTTGGGGAGGCCCGGTGCCTTGAACTCCTGTGGCATGGTGAAACCGTTGGCCGTCCAGATGCAGGTTTTTTTTTGTGTAATTGTCCTTCTTGCACCAGCCGGTGAACCCATGCGGGTGAAAGTTGAAGTCCGGTTTGCGCCAGTAGGTGGAGATGGTGCTCACCGGGTTCTCAATGAACGAAGGTGCCTCGGACCAGTCTGCAAGCTCGGCGGCTGTGGCGAAGCAGTCAATTGATGATGAGAGCTTGCGCAGACCCTTCCCCTTGAACCACCGTGCCCCGCTCACGGCCAGGTGGTCACACGGCGGGAAAGAAGCTGTAAATGCAATTCTCTCCTTGGGCACTGGCGAGGTCCAGGTGGTGGACAGGTCGGCGTTCACCTTGAACAGATTGCCGTCTCGGGTAATACCAGGTGGGTGCTGAAGGTCCACACACCAGCACTCGAACCCGGCATTTAGCCAAGGGAGTGCCATGATGCCGGAGACATCAAATAGGAAAATGCAGGTGTCCTTCATGAGAGGCCGTGGCTTTACATCGTGCCGGGCGGCGGGTCAACCGGATTATTACACAAAGTGTTTCGTCCACCGCGTGCGGGTGGTGCCGGTCCTAGTGAGACCCGTGGCACCGTGGGAGGTGGCACGTTCGTGAAAGGTTCTGCAACGAATGCGGACATCAATGACGGCGTTGCTGACCGAGATGCCCCTGACCACGACGAGACGACGAAGCTCCTGGGCATCCACGTTCTCCAGACGGGCAATCTGGGTGAGTTTCAAGGACTGGCCTCTCCAGATGTAGGTGGCTTGAGTCTTGGCCGAACAGGCCTTTGCTTTGCGTCTGGCCCCCTGCTCACGTTTGACGTGTCCGCAAGACCCTGACCTGCCCGAGGTGAGGCTGCAATACATGACCTGCTCCTTGATCACACCACAAGAGCACTGGCAGNGCCACAGGGTCTGGCTGCACCGGGTTGGGTCAGGTGGGGCTTGCGAAAGAACCGTCCAGTGGTTGAACGTCTTTCCGGTGAGGTCTTTGATGGGCGCGCCGGGGGATTTCATGGGTGTGACAATAGACGTGTGCACATGGGTGTCAAGATGTGATTACGGAAAGTGTGTTTTACCAGATGTCGTGGAGAGGATGGGTGGGGTCAATGATGTGTTTCCAACTCCTGTGCTGAGTTATTTCCCAAATGGTGGAAGGGTTGACACCAAACTGCCTGCCAAGCTGGGTCAAGTTTGTTGTGCCTGCTCTGTATGAGGAACGGATATTAATGACCTGTGCATTGGTCAGTTTGGAACTGACATTCATCTCGCCACAGACAGGTTTTGCCTTTTTGAAAACCCTGTTGACTGGTTTAACGGCAGCAAAAGGCAGGTGTTTCCAGCCTTTGCGATTGGTAATGCGGCTGATGGTGTTGGATGAAACTCCAAACTGTCTGGCAATATCCTCGTGTGACATGTTCCCAACCGCATAGAGAGAAAGTATCTCGATGGCTTGGGTGTTGGTCAGCCTGGCACTTGTGTTTGCCTCACCAGGGGTGTTGCGGTGCTTGGTTTCTCTGTCTGCAACGTTGTCAGCATTTGTGCCGAGGAACAAATGAGATGGGTTGCAGCACCCTGGGTTGTCACACCGATGGCAGACGCACAACCCGTGGTAACTGCTGATAATGGGGATGCTCCCATATGTGCTCACCCATGCAACGCGGTGCGCTTTGACTTTTTTACCTGCTAAATAAAAACACCCATACCCTGTGCTGTATTTATCAGAGGCCCACATCCAGCAAGCGTTTGGCCCACCAGATTTATCTACCTTATTCCAGAATCTGTTTTCATCGGAAAGAGTGATGTTGATTTCTTTCCGTGCGTATGGTAGTGTCTTTTTAGCAGCTTTCATAGGTTCATTATGTGGGTTGTCAGCGTCGCTGATCCTTTGGCGAGGACAGCGACGCGAAACCCTAGCCTATCTGAGAAAACTCTCAACGGAAAAGGCGTGTGGGTGTGGAGAACTTTTTGCCGGATCACCGTGGTCTCGTGGAGCCGTCTTACCGTGGTCTGACACTAGGTAATATGACATAATAAAAGTCGAAAATTTACCTCAAATTTTTGTACGAGGGTGGACGTGGACATCGCTCGCGTTTTCCGAGGTGGCACCACCCCCGCCCGGTGGGTCGGTCACTGCGCAGGACGTGTCACCCCTCCACCGTAGGACGTGGCTCATCATAAGCCGGGCTTGCCACGCTCCCGTTGATCCGTGCTCCCTGCCTTCACTGGTTTCTTTATCTTTGGTAAAGTGCTGATTAAGATTAAACAACCACTGTAATGGAAAGGACTACTTTGTTCATTATCAATGTATTATGTTTACACGTCCATTATATTGTCCTCACTCTCACTATTGAGAGACGC